CCCCTTTTAGACCCCCTCCTTTCCCCCCTTCCCAATTTTCGCCGGCGAGAAATGGCGAGAAATGGCGAGAAATGGCGAGAATTAGATTTGGGATTGAAATCCGGTCGGGTTTGTATTGATTTTGGATATAAGGATGGCGGCGGTCTTTAAAGGGGTTAAGTGTCTCGGATTGTGGCTCTCGACCTCTCTGGGCGGTCTGGGGCGGTAGATTTGTAATGCAATGGCGCAACGCGCCGGGAGAGGAAAATGAGTTCAGGACATGTTTGGTTGGTTGTCGGTCAGATAAAGATTGGGAGTTGATGATGGGAAAGTTGAGAAGTCTCAAGGACACGTTTATTGCGTGGGGGCGGATTGAGGAGGACGAGTCTCTGCCCACGGTCAGGTTAGTTCCTGCGGAGAAGGTCCGCGAAGGCAGGTTCGATTATTTTGTGGGGTATCGGCATATCCATTCACCGACGAGCTGGGTGCGGAGCTGTAGCCCCTCTCAATGCCGAGACCGGCTCTTTGCGCTGGGGTGGAGCATGATGCTGGATTCGATGGTGCCGCCCGAAGAGGTGATGAAGGCGTTGCGCCAGTTTGAAGAGGTCAGGGGCGTAACTGCGGCTCTGGACGCGCTGTATGCGGATTGTATTCACGATGAGGCGTAGGGCTTTTTAGGGTGAAAGGCGGTAAATTGACCCACCCCGATGTATAGTCCATTCCGGTTTCGTGCCTCTACGGGGCTCTCAGGCGGTCGAATTTGGCTCTCTAGCGGCCCAACCTAGGGTTTTTGGGGTTGGAGGGGTAGGTGAGGCGCTGAGAGGGCCTACAGGGTTGGGCGGGTGAAGAGGGCGCAAAGGCGAAGAGGGCAGTTCGGTATTTAGGATATCGAAGGGATGGATGGTGTAATGGGTTTGGAAGGCGCATTGCGCCTGAAGGTTTAGGGCATCATGAGGTGATTTGTGACGAGGTGTTCGGTGTGAATCAGGCAAATGAAAGGCTAAAACCCGCCGATTTTGAGAGCCGCGGGGAGTTTATGAGAGCGTGTTCTAAACGCTACGGATTCGGCTCTGGGACCCATAAACCTTGTGCGGCTATTGCCAAACATTCGGGCCAACAATGCAAAAACCCCGCAGTAAAAGGTCGCGAAAAATGCCTCACGCACGGTGGACGGAAACACGGGGGTATCAAGCGAACGGTCAAGAACACTATCCGGCGAGAGGTAACGGCCCGAATCAAAATGGACTGGGAGACGGTGAAGTATCTGGAATCTCGCCTCCAAGATGAGGGCGTCTCAACCGAGACACAGAAGTATGTCGAGACCAATCACGCGGATTTTCACGCTCTATGGATACCGTGGCGGAGAATCCTCCTAGCCGCAACGGAGCTGTATCGCCGTGAACAATTAACCGCGGTCGAGCTTGAAGCGTATACCCGCCATTTGAATATCGAATTCCGGGACCAGATTACGCACAAAGGCCGAATGGCCGGAACTGGTGTGGTCGTAGCGCCAAGAACTAAATCCGGATACACAAAGGCCCCAAAGGTTTCTACATCCGAAACCATTACAGCCGAAGATTTAGCTGATTTCTAATCACGGTGCGCCCCCATTGCGCCCCTAAATCTAGGGTGAAGAGCCCAAAGGCCACGGCCCACAAGGGCTACAGCCCGAATCGATATGTGATTGTCAGATATGTAAACGGCGAAAAGGACCCCTTACCTTTGTATAGGTGAGGACCTTTTCGTGGCGTGGTGGTCATCCTACGAGGTCGTTTTTCGGTGGATATGGCTAAAAGGGTATGGGATTGGGGTATCGGGTACTGGGGTATGTATGAGAGGGGCAAGGCTCAAGGGTATAGGGCTGAAGGGTAGCGGATACCGGGGGTATGTATGAAGGGAGTGGTGTGAAGAGGTAACGAGCGGAGGGGATGAGGGTATAGCCCCCGGACCCCGGTCCACCCCTAGGGGCCACCCGCCAGCTTCGGTGGTGGAAATGACACCCTAATGCCCCACTCAGAGATGCTGGCACATTGGTGTATAGCCACACAAGCCCTTTTCGCCTTTTCGGCGTTTGACCATTTTCGCCTTTTCGGCGTTTGACCATTTTCGCCTTTTCAGCCCAATCACCCGAATCACGGATACAGCGCAGAGGCCCAACGCCCGCCCTTTGCGGCTTTGTATTTGGAAGCTAATACGAAGAGGTTATTTTTGGGCGAACCGATATCCTTCGTATGCCTGCGCCGCCGAATCTTTCCTTGAAGGCTAGAAGTCTTCAGGTTCTACCGATGGAACATAAGGCGGCATTCCTTCAGCTAGAGCTTTCGCATAATCGGCGTGGGCTATAGCGGTGAACCAGTTCGTTAATGTCCTACGGCGAAACGCCGCTGTTGCCTCGAATATCTCCTTGTCTTCCGGCTTTAGCCTAATAGCTATCTGGGCGGTCTTAATTCTTTTTCGCGAATAGTCCCGAGTAGACATTGATTTACCCCATGGGTGTAGGTTATCGTTTGATGTATAGCCAGTGGCTTATGCGGAGGGATTATACATGAGAGTTCAGACCGGGATGGTATTCGGGCATTTGACCGTATACAGCTTGCTACCGAGGAATAGGGCTATTGTTTTCTGCGCCTGCGGGATAATTAAAATCACCCGCCGCGAGTACCTACAGAGAGGGGACACTAAATCTTGTGGGTGCATGAAGCCCCAGCACGGCCACGCCTGCGACGGGCGACCTACCCCTACATATCGGGCGTGGAACAAAATGAGGGAGAGGTGTAACAACCCCAACCACGCCAACTTCTCAAGCTACGGCGGGCGGGGAATTACCGTCTGCGATCGGTGGAAGTCCTTCGAGAATTTCCTAGAGGACATGGGCGAGCGGCCGGAAGGACTCAGCATCGACCGCATCGATGTGAATGGCAATTACGAGCCCGAAAACTGCCGCTGGGCGGATGCCGAGACCCAAGCCAATAACACTCAAAGAAGCCGAAAAATTACCTACCAAGGGGAGTCGATGACCATAGCCCAGTGGGAGCGGCGGACATCTTTACCTGTAGGAAACCGACTGTATAAGGGGTGGACAGAGGAGGAAGCCATAGGCATCCCGGTCGGCTGTAGGAGGGCGGATAGAAGGCATTAGAATGGTAGACAGAGAATACCCCGGGGATAACAGTGCAGAATCCAAAGGATGTAGACATGGGGTTTACCCCAGTCGATGAGGTCCCGTGTAAACGGTGCCTGTTCCGCGAGGACTGCCCGTCCTTGGAGACAGAGATTCCTTGCCCCGGTCTGGAAAGCTACATCGAGACCCTCCCGCGGTCGGGGACAGTCCATTAGGGCAAAGAAAAGCCGACAGTCCCGAGGGAAGCTGTCGGCCTAATGTGTCTTCTCGAAATCAGGGGTGGGCCTTCATTTGAGAACCTTTATTTTAAGGCATTGCCTACGCAAATCCAAACTTGCCTAAACCAAACGATATGTCCCCAAGAACATGCCTAGGAAGAATGAGAGCAGAGCGATGATGGCGGTCGTGAATACCATGATGGCGGTCGCCAAAAGGGTAGGGATTCCGGGCCCAGCCCGGAGCGGTTGAGACAGCTCGGTCTCGAAAACAGTTAAGCCATCGATTCCCAGCGTTTCACCACTTCAGGGAAGACTCGGGCCATAGGGGATTCACCGTTCAAAGCCTTGAGGACCGTTCCATCGGAGAGATTCAACGTGGCCACGATGTCTCGGATGGTCAACCCCTTCTGCCGCAGAACCCGTATCAAATCGGTCGGGGCGGGGACGTTAATCTTCTTAGGCTTGGCTTTTACCTCGGCCTTGGGCGGCGGTGTCGGTTTACGCTCAAGGAGATAATCCTTGTGTGGTGTTCCAACGAAGATGGTTCCCTGTTCCAAGTCCTTCTGGAAGTCCTCGTAACCCGGGGAGTGCGGACTGGGTTTGGCTTGGGTCGGTCGGTCTTCAACTACATGAAGCGGGAAGACCGGGCGGCGGGATAGCTTCTCGTTTTTAGACGTAGGGCGGAACGGGTTGTCCTTAATCGAAGAGGAGGAGCGATACGCATCGCAACACCAACCCAGAGGGGCGAGGGTTGCGTCTAGCTGCCCGCAGTGGGTTTGATTCCCGCACCGGGATTGGTCGCAGATATGCGGGGCCAGACCGACCTTTGAATCCAGAGGGGTGAAAGTTCGTTGGTGGGGCTCCGGTGGGAACATCCTTTCGACCAGTCGCTCCACGGAGTTGAGTGTGGCTTCGGAGAGGAAGGCGTCCTTTTCGGTGTTTTGGACTTGGAACTCCGGGCGTGGTTTAGCCATTGAGGACCCCCGGAATTTCAGCGCAGGGTTTCTCCCCGGTCATACCAAAGCCTCCACCGAGATACTCGGCACCCGGGAATGAGGCGGGTGTTTCAGCAGAAGTTTCTGGCGCTTGGGGGCGAATTCCCCTTGAGGCCCAACGAATTCTGCGAATGCCTGACAGGCGACTTGATGGGTCCGGCAGTGAGCGGTGTGGGGGCAAAGGTCGCAGGGGCATTGCCCGGCCGGAACCACGGTCGCACTGCCCCATGGGGTGGCGTGGGCGGTCTTTATTCGCAAGGCTTCCCGCAGGGACCCAAAGGGCAGTGGGTCCCGGGCCCACTTCAGTTTCGATTGAACGTATTCAATAGCCGAGTCATCGATATAACACTCGATGGCTCCGGCCTCGGATGCCCCTCGCGCCATAAATCCCCCAGATATACCCTTCATTTGAAATACGCCTAGGCGTTTTTAAACCCCTAGTGCGAAACCCGATGGCGCAGAACTATAGGGTTTGTGGCGCGTTCAATGCAAATTATTAAAAACAAAGGGGAAATCCCGGACTATATTCAAAAAATAAACGGCTGGTTATTGAATTCGCCTAGGCGAAAATATCACCTCAAACCCCTGTAAATGCTGGACATAACCTAAAATGGCTGGGGTAGAATGAATACAGTTGAAAAGGTATTGGCGCGTTTGTCGTAAATGGCGCGTTTGTCACTTCTCCGGTATTCGAGGTTCTTTTGGTTGCAACAATACATACTGCCGCCGATAAGTTGGATGTGAGTCTAAGGACTCTTCAGCGATGGCTACGCGAAGACAGGTATCCAAAACTCGGATACCGGGTCGGTTCGCGGTGGCGAATCAACTCCGAAATACTGGAATCGATTTCCCAATCGCACGGGGAAAGCTCCGCCCTGCGCCCGATGATGCAAACCTCAAGACAGTTCACCGCATGGACGGAAGAAGCCCAGATGGCTTGCCCGACCGGAGGCCCTAACCCCGAAGGCTTCCCGACCATCTGGTCCACCGAGGCGGTCGGCGCAAAGTGTCAGAGCGACCCCGGGACCTTCGGCCGCAGTCTCTTCGGCCTGACCGCCGAGTGGTGCAGGGACCACACCGCATGGGCGGGCGCACTTCTGGATGTCGTTTGTTATGCCCGCGAGGTCGTCATCCATGGCGAACCCGGTCGAGACAAAGACATCGCGAGTGGGTTTCTACTCGAAGCCGCCGACCGCTTGATGGGAACCGGCAGATGATTTCGCCCCGGTATCCATTCACCCTCGAAGAACTGCGGAGCTGGCTCGACTACGACCCAGAGACCGGCGTGATTCGGTGGAAGGGAAGAACCGGGCCTAACTCCAAAGTGAACATTGGGGCCGAGGCCGGATGGGTTCAGCCAGAAGGCAACCGGAACATTCGTCTTCGCAAGCGGGTATATGAAGCGAGCCAGCTTGCATGGCTTCACTACTACGGCGAACAGCCCCCGAGACTTGTCCATCTCAACCGGCAGACTCACGACAACCGGATTGTGAATCTGGCGAAAGCCGAGACACAGAAAGTCGAAGTGATGACCCAAGCGGCGGTCAAGGCCGCACTCGACTACAACCCCGAGACCGGCGAATTCACTTGGCGCGTAAGCCCGAAGGGCGGCATTCCCGTCGGAACGGTAGCCGGAACCCTAGGTAAGAACGGACACCGAACTATCCACCTCGCCGGCAAGCTCCACCTCGCGGCCAGACTGGCATTCCTTTGGATGACGGGCAAGTGGCCCCGAGGGATTGTGAACCACTGGAATGGCAATGCCCTCGACTGTCGGTGGGAGAACCTCAAGGACACCAACCGCGGCGGGGTCAGCCAGAACACCCGGAGGAAGGCCGGCCAATCCGGAATGACCGGAGTCCACCTCCGGAATACCCGGGAGGCGAACCCGAAAAACCCCTACACCTCGGCCATCTGCATCAATGGCCGGTCGAAATACCTCGGGGTCTTCCCGACACCTGAAGCCGCCCAAACCGCATACGCCACGGCCAAAGCGGCGTTACACAAATACCAGCCAGAAATCCCCCAGATTCCAGAAGGAGAAGCCCCGTGACCCAGATTGTCGATATTTCCCAAGGCGCAGGAATGCGCGAAGGACTCAAATCCATTGCCGACGCCCTGACCCCAGACCCCGAAAAGGAAATGATGGCGGCGTATAGACAGCAAGCCGCCCAGAAAATCTCGGCAGAAACCTATCGAATACAGAAGGAAAACGAGGCCCGGGACCGTCTGGCGGCAGACGCCAAGCGAGCAGACTACTGGACGAACAACGACCCGGCTGTCCTCGGCAACCGCCGTTCCGACATCGTGTATCTGGGAGACCCGAAACAGGCGCAAGCCATCGCCAGCTCCTACGCCCTTGAGCCCCCAGTCGCATCCCCCGGTGTTTCCTTCGGCAACCCGAATCAAGGCGGGAACATCAATTCAAATCCCGCACCCATGGGCGGAGGCTCGGTCGGCGGCGGTCTGAATCCGACCGCGAGGACCCTAGGCTCCATCATCGCAGGCCCCGAGTCCAGCGGCGACTACGGCGTTATGTATTCTCCTGACCCCAAAAATCGGCGGACCTTCACCGATTTCAGTCATCACCCGAATCAAGCCGTTCCTATTCCGGGCACCACCGATGTCTCCACCGCGGCCGGTGCATACCAGTTCACCCACCCGACGTGGACCCACGCCGCCCAGCTCGCGGGCGTGAACGACTTCACCCCGGCGTCTCAGGACAAAGCGATGTGGGCCCTTGCGGGAGAGTTGGTCCCGAATCTTCAAGGCATTCTGGAAAGCGGCGACCCGCGCCAGATTGAAGCGGCTATGGCCAAACTGGGGCAGACGTGGAAGGGAATTAAAGATCCCGGAGCCGCGACTCGCGAATACCTGACCCGACGCGGTCAGCCACAAGCGCCGGCACCACAGGCTCAAGCGCCGCAGGATTCCAGATACATCAACACCACCGGTGCAGATAATGGATTCGGATACACCGGCGACCAGATGCTCCTCGACCCCCGGATGGAACGGATGTTGGTCGGCACCGGCCTAGGGTCAGCCGGACAAACCTTCCGGGGTCTGGCCATGGGCAACAACGAAGCCATCACCAAAGAGAACCTCCAACAGTCCGGAGCCAACACCCGGCAGGCCATGGGTGACGCCACCCGCCTTCAGGCCGAGAACATTCAACAGGCCGGAGCGGACCGCCGCGATGCGAACAACCCGGTCTCCGTTGGTGAGAACTCCACCGTGTATCTGCCCGATGGGCACTTCGCTTCGGGTAACGCACAGACCGATGCAAACGGTCGTCATTACATTCAAGGCCCGGGTGTCGGTCCGGATGGCACCCGGAGAGATACCCCCACTTGGGTATTCGACCGGCAGACGGGCGGCGAGCGGATGGTTCCCCAGAGTGAAGTCATGGGCAACCCGAATCGCTACACCCATCAACAGCCGGGTCTTCTTAAAGAGGATGACGCCCATCTCGCGACTCGGATTAGCCCGAGCCTTGGGTCTGACGCCGGGGAGATTCCGCCCCAAGTCACTCAGGCCATCCGGGCTTACGCGCAGAACCTTTATGACTCCGGTCAGGCGCGTTCCCCGGATGAGGCATACACCCTCGCCACCGCGGCGTTCCAGAAGAAATTCCGGATGAGTAACGACCTCGGCATGGACAGCGTTCGTACCACCGATGGCAAGGACGTGAATCTTGGGAATCTGGGTACCGACTTCCAATACCCCCGCGTTTTGATGGCCCCGGGCTCACTGGCACCTCCCGGCCAGAATCAACCGGCTCCTCCGGTGCAAAGACCCGCAGGTAAAGCCCCGGCTCCACAGGCACAGCCGCAGGTTCCGCAAGGCGCGGCGCTCATGGAAGCGCGGCAGGCATTGGCCCGCGTTCAACAACAGGGCGGTGACGTAGCGGCCGCAAGGGCAACGATTGAAAGCCGCCTTCGGGCCGCAGGCATCGACCCCCGTAACCTCGGCAACTAAGGGGTTCGAACCATGACACTCGACAAATTGTTGCAGGACAAGCTCAACGGTCAGCCCATCAACTCCCAGCGTTTTGGATTGTCCGAAAAGCTCGCGGGGATGGTCCCTGAGGAAGCCCGCAGGGAAAAGCTCAACGCGGAGATGACCCACCAAGCGCCCGAGAATCCATGGCCGAAATATGGCCCCGGTCTTGTGGACTTCGCCACCGGGATGATTCCGGTATATGGCTCCGGTCGAGATGCCGCACGGGAGTTCAGTGATGGGAATTGGGGCTGGGGCGCATTCGATACGGCAATGGCCGGTCTCGACGTGGCCACGCTCGGCGGGTCCGCCGTAGCCAAGGGCGCCGCGATGAAAGCCTTCCCCGCCATTGCCGGGACTTTCATCGGCAGAAAGGGTGCCGGGAATCTGGGTAAGGGCGAACTCATGGATTCCGTAGAGGCATCCCTGAAGTCCGGCGAATCTTACCCGGGCCGTGTCTGGAACGACCACTTGATGATGAAGAGTCCGGTGGACGGAAAGATGCGGTTGGAGATTGACGACTCCAATGCAAAGTTGACGTTGGATAACGCTCGGGAACAGGGCTTGGTATCTGGCGACGGTTCATTCCGGTCAACCCTAGGTGACATGTTGGAACACCCGGAACTGTTCGCGGCCCTCCCTGAAATGCGGAAGTTGCCGGTGTTCGTCAACAACAGGGGCGGGGATTCGTACAACGGGTTCTACGTCAAAAGTGATGGGGAATCTCTCCCCTATATAGGAATGCACTCGGACCTTCTGAATGACCCTGAAAGGTTCCGGTCCGTCCTCATGCACGAGACGCAACACGGGGTTCAAGACCGTGAAGGATTCTCAGGCGGCGGCAACCCAACGATTGCGCCCAAACTTCTCCGCGATTCCACCCAGCGGGATATGACGGCCAACGCTGATGCCAGCATCAACTATGAATTGGCTAGGGACAGATACAACCCGGCCTCTGCGGTGCAACGGTTCCGCAACTACGAGAACCTCGCCAACAGTTCCGGCACCAAGCCGAGCCGAATCCACCGGATGTCCGATTGGTATTCCTATTCGGATGAGATTCGCGGAACCCTCGGCGCGATGCCGAAAAAGCCCGGGGATGCCCGGGACCGATGGATGCAACAGGCGTTCGGAATCCTTCGCGATAAAAGCGCGGCGGAGAATGCGGATAAGTATGGTTCCCGAACCCTTGAACCGCTCCTGACCATGGACGACCGCGAGCTTCGCAATCTGATTTCCAGAAGCGAACGCGCTCTCGACAAGAACCGTGCGGGAAGCCAAGCGTTCGACACCGCACAGAATCGGCTCCGCCGAGTAGGCCAGATGGAACCGACCGAAATTTACCGTCGCATCGGTGGTGAAGGCGAAGCCCGGTTGGTTCAGGAACGACTGGACTTGCCGATGGATGGTCGCCGGGAAAACAACCCCGCGAACAAGAGCCAGTGGGGCGGCGTCCCGCGCCAAGACCTCTTCGATGTCTCCGGTCTTGGAAGGGCCGGGGACGTGGCCGGGGCCATCGATGTCTCCCACGGTTCGCCACACACCTTCGACCAGTTCGACTTCTCGAAGATGGGAACGGGCGAAGGGGCGCAGGCTTACGGCAACGGCGGGTATTTTGCCGAGGGGTTTGATTCGCCGGTGGCGAAGGGGTATCAAGAAACAACCTCCAACAGAACGCCTCTGCTAGATAAAAACCCTATTGATTTCTCCGGGAACGATGCGGCATCTAAAGCGATAGCTGAGTTTTCAGATAATCGGGGCGATGTTGGCAGAGCCTTAGATATGTTGAAAGCGACCGGGCAGGAGGAGGCGCACCGCTGGTTGATTGGCAACCATAAAAGGCTTTCGACTGACCCCGGCAATCTCTACAACGTCAGTCTCAAGTGGCCCGATGCCGCCAGAGAAGCCTCCGATCCTTTGAGCCCAGACCACTTCCTCCAATGGGATAAACCGTTTAGCGAACAGCCTGAAGGGGTGCGGAATTCTCTTCTCAAAGTGAACGACCCGTTCATCAATGAGGCGATTAACACCCAGCCCCAACTCCACGAGAGCGGGGATTACTGGACTCACCTCGGGAATACCTACGACTCAAGGGCGGAAGCTCTTGACGACGCGACCCCTCAACAGGTGGTCACAGGGTCACGCGGAGGATTCTCCTCGCCGCAGGATGTCAGCGCAAAATTCAGCGAAGCCGGTATTCCCGGCATCCGGTATCTCGACCAAGGCTCGCGCATAAACGGTGACGGCACCCACAACTTCGTTGTCTTCAATGACGACCTGACCAACATCGTCAGCCGTAATGGCCAGCCCATCAACGCACCGGACGCTCCTCAACAGCTTCTCGACTACAACGACCCGGCGGTGCGCCAGCTTGTAGAAGGTCAGCTCCGCCAGACAAAGGGCACGATTCAACCAACCGATGTCCAGTTTGAAATCGCTCGGCGAAACGCAACACTCCCGGTCGAACAAGGCGGTCTCGGCTTACCCGCAGACCACACGCCGCTCGACAGGGCGGACGCCTTGGGAAACACGACCCCAGCGTTTCACTCCACCCTGCAAGACAGGACGGGCTTTAACCCCCATGGAAAATTCATGGGGCACACCGGGGTCAGCGGAGTTTCCGTTACCGACAACCCAGAGATGGCTTCTCGCTATTTGGACCGGTTCGGGGAGTATGGTTGGGTAGATGGGGTTCCGAATCAGCCCTTCGACAAAAATGTGATGCCGCTTCTGGTTCGGGAAGGCAACAGTCTTGAGGCAACTCAGAGCCCATACCGCAACGGGCAAGGAGTGTTGGGAGCCCCGCTTCCTGAAGGCTACCAGAACCCCATGATTGCGGACGGTGTGGATACCTTGATTCTGCCGGATGCGATAAGCCGCAAAGGGCCGGTAAAACATTCCGATGCGAAGAACGCCATTCGCGGGAATGAGATGGTCATCGCAAAACCAGAAAACATTCGCTCACGCTTTGCGGCATTCGACCCGGCCAGAAGGAACGAGAACAACTTGATGGCAGGGGTCCTTGCCGCTCCTGTCGCCTTGATGGACTTCAACCAAGAGCCGCCTAAACAGGCCGAGCCCCAAGACCTGTCCTTCCAGTTCAACACGCCGCTGACCCCTGCCGAACAGGCGCAGTTCCAGTTGGACATGGGCGACCGGGCGAAGGATGGCTTCGATTACGACCTTCAGGGTTTTTGGAAGGCAGGCGGTCGTTTCGACGGCCGAGGCCACGCGACCGATGTCTATAAGAAACCGAATCACCCGACCTTCAGCCGGGAATCCCAGTATTCGAACTTTGCGACCCCGGGCGGTCAGTGGTCAGGCGGCATCCCTGAGAACTCGGCCTTTACGCCTTCCGAGACGAACCTCAACAACCTCGGAACTGACGGTCTCCAAAGCTACTTCGACCAAGTTGAACCCGGCGCAAAGCTGAAACTCCCGGCACAGCGCAAGAACGCTCTTTCAGACATATTCACTCGGTAACACCCATGGCAATCAATCCCCAAGACATCCAGAATCCGCCGCGCCTTGGTCTGTTCGATGACATCGGAGCGGCCCCTCCCGCACCTGCCATGGCCGCACCTACCGCACCCATGGACAGCGCACCGACTCAGCGCCTAGGAATGTTCGACGATATTGGTAGCGCCCCGCCGCAAGCCAATACCGGGGACACCGCGGTCCCAAATACCACGGCCATTTCGAGCCCGGGAATTACGGAGGCCCAAACCCAGAGAATCGGAATGTTCGATGACATCGGGACCGGTGACAGCCTCTCGGGTTCCAGTATTGGATGGAGTCAGCCGAAGGAAGGGGCAGTTCAGATTGACCCGCTCGACCAGATTCGCGACCCGAGTATTCCGCTCGACCGTATCCCGGGTGTGACCGGTGACAACCTTCGAATGGCGCAGGACTTCCGGGACCGACATGCCGAACTGCGTGGGCAAGCCGCAACTGGAACAGTGGACCCGGCGTATCAGGCGCAGATGGATTCCTTCGGGCAGATGCTACGGCACAAACTCACCGGCGCGGAAGCCGTGGCGAACGCGAACGCACTCTCCGGTCAGAACCTCCCGGTAGACCAGAGAGACGGAGCCCTCGCGTTCGGTGTGGACCAAGCCCAGAGCCTTTATGGCGGTGCCATGGAAACCGCGGGTCGTCTCTTCAATTCTCCCAGCATCGAAGACAAGGGTCGGATGATTCAGGCTGACCAACAGAGAGACATCCAAGCCGGAGGCTACCAGTCGCAATATAAAGGTTCGATTCTCGACCAGAAGACCCTTGCCGATGTGGGCGGCTGGATTAAAGAGAAGGGCTTGGAGAACCTGCCATCGGGCGGTGTTTCTCTCGGCCTAGGCGTAGCGGCCGCAGTCGCGGCGGCATTTGACCTTCCCATGGCGACCGCCCTAGGCGCATTGACCGTTCTCAACGGAACGGCGCAGGGGACTGGCGAAGTGAATCAAGAGTTCAAAGAGAAGGGCGTAGCGCCCACGCCGCATTCACCCGCCAACGGCAAGGACCTGACGACCGCAGGGGCCGGTGTTCTTCTCGGAATGCTGGACAAGGTCGGAGCCGGAAAGGCGGTCGGTCTGGATGAAGTCTTGAAGATGGGCCCGAAGGCCATAGCGCAACGTCTGGCCGAACAGGGCTATGGCGATGCCGCCAAGGAAATCCTCAAACACACAGGGAAAGCCATCGCCGTAGAGGGCGGCACCGAAATGGCGCAGGAAGCCGGAACCATGGGCGCGGCCGCGGCACATGGCGCTCAATACTCCCCGACCGAAGTGGGCAACCGCCTTGCGGACGCTGGCGTCTTGGGTGGTGGAATGGGCGCTACTGTGGGCGTGGGCACCGAAACAGGAATGCGTCTCGCGGCAGGTGCCATGGCCGAACGCCAGAACGAACAACAGGCTCCGGGGGCACAAGCTCCGGGGTCACAACCGAATGCGGGCCCTACGCCCACACCATCCCCCGCGCCGACGGGTGTAGGGTCCGCTCCTATTGCCCCCGGGGACCTTGTGTCCAACGGGGAAAGGCACGGCGTTGTCACCAACGTCACCGACAACTCGGCCACCGTGACGGATATCCATAGTGGGGAAACCGCGCAGTTCCCGTTGGGCCCGGAGCTTCTCGCATCTCGGGTTCCGAACGAACAAATCCACCAGATGCCCGGGGATATCCCGGCTCGGGTGGGTGCGATTGAAGACATGGTCGCGACTCTTAATCCCGATCTGGCGGCGCATGTTCAGCAGAGGAAAGACGCCCGTGCCCAAGCTCAACAGAAAGAACAAACTGAGGGACAAAACCTCGGACAAAACCAGAACACCCAAACCCCAGTAAACCCAACAGGGCCAAGGGTTGAAGGTGGACAAAACCTCGGACAAAACCAGACGCAGAACACCGCCAGCTCCGGGCGTAACGGAGACACCGGCTCCCGCTTCGACGTTGAATCGGCGCTGGCGGATATCGGCCAGTCCACAGGGGGAGATACCGTTCGGGTATCCATGCCTGACACTAACGGAGGTAACGCCAGCCGAGCCGGTGTTCAGGGTTCAGGGGATGGCGGTGCCGTTCAGCCGAATCGCGCTCCCTCATTCTCGCCTCGGGGCGAAGCGACTTTCCCCTATACCGTCAGTCAGCTTGAAGCCGCCAATTACCAACAGCTTCAACAGATTGCCCGCGGAGTGGGGATTCCGTATGACCCGAATGAGACGGTGATGCGACTCCGGTCCCAGTTGGTTCCGATGGCCAAGACACAGGGTCAGGCTCAGTCTATGAGCCCGGCCAACCAGAACACTCTTGTGTCTCAGAAAACCGGAAAAAGTGAGACGCAAAACCCAATGTCTACAGGGGTTCAAGCCAATCGCCAAGACACCGCGCAGGGCAATAACACTCAAGTGCATATTTCTGCCGGATCTAATCCGACCCAAGACACGGGTAGAGATTACTCAAGACATACGTTTGCCGAGCTGAAAGCCGAAGCCATGTCTCGGGGCATTGAGCCGAAAAGCTCGGATACCCGGATGCGACTGGAACAGGCGCTTCAGGAGCATGACCGCCGGAACGCGCCTTTGGCGGAGAACAACCTAGAGGCCCGAGGCGGAAAGGTTCCTTCGGAAATCCGATCAGGGGACAGCCGACCGGGTGCGGACCAAAGGGAAACGAAATCCGCCACCGGAGCCAGCTCTCGGTCTCACGGATACATGGCGGCGGAAACGGAAATCGCTCACAAGCTGGACATGGACCCCGGCGACTTCAACCTCCTCCCGATGGACCAGAAGGTCAAACATGTCGTGGACATGCTCAAAGACATTTTTGGCTTCAAGAATGTCAGCATCGACAAGAACCTGCCCATCCGGGATGGGCTGGATGTCCTGTTGGATTCCTATCAGCGGATGTCCCTCATGGCGGGAGCCCTGAACCTTCCGTCTTCCGCCATCTCCTTGAACGGTCGGATTACCTTCCACGTTGGGGCCTCCAAAGGAAAAGCCCTCGGCCTGTTCTACCCGGCAACCAACCTCATCCAAACCAAGGGCAGGGAATCCAGCTTTTCCCATGAATGGGGCCACGGATTCGACTTCGCCATCCTTGACGCCATCGGCGGCAAGCGGGCGGCGGGTGCATCCGGCCTTGCCCGGAGAGGTTCCGACCTAGGCACCGCGTCACCGCAAATGCGTGAAGCGTGGGGCGCTTTGATGCGGGCGATGTTTACCAAGGATGCGGACAAAGCGCAGGACATTCTGGAAGCCGAAAAGGCGGTTGAGGAAGCGACGGCCAGAGTCGAAGCGGCCCCAACCAAGGAAGCCAAGGCCCAAGCCCAGAGCGCACTCAACGCCGCAAAGACCGACCTCCGTCGGGCAAGACAAGGCGCGGCGAATCCGTTGGGTGAGTCGTCCAGCTACCTCGCCAGCGCCCAAGCCCTCGATGCCTTCTCCGGCGGTCATTACTGGGCTATGCCTACGGAAATGCTCGCGAGAGCGACGGAAGCCTACATCGCGAATCGGGTGGAGGGATTGGCCAACGAGATGGCCGCGGATTATGAACAGGCCGGGAACTCCGCTCGGGCAGAACAGATTCGCGGGGCAACGGACCGCGCCGTTCAGGTTCTCGCGCAACCTAGCCGCAATCATTTCAAGGACCAGTTCCCCCAAGGTAAGGAACGGCTCGCGGTCTTCCTCGCCCTCGAAGACGTGATGCGGGTTGCCCGCCTTGAAGGCGTCTTCGGGGATGGCCCGATAGCCAATCCGCAGGAATCCGCGTTGGGTGTTCTCAATCCGAACACATGGGCAGAGGACATCGGCCAAATGTCCGCCGATGAACTCCGTGAATCGCTCGGCCCGGATGTAGGGGCGTGGCGGGAACAAGCCCAACATGTGGGCGACATGGTTGCGAAGCTGGCCGGGGACATCAAGAACACGGACGCGAGCTACGCGAACATTAAATCCGTGGCCATGAAGTCACTGGGCTTGATGACCCGAAGCCTGTCCGCGAGTCTTCTCCACTTCCGGGGCAAATACCCGAAGTCGAAGGCGATGCGGCAGTTGGTGGATGCGCTGGCGGCACCGGTCGGTGAAGCCCGAGCGGTGGAAGCGACCTTTGACGAAGCGGTGAAGACCAAGTCCAACCAGTTCACCACCCGGCTTCAGAACATCCTGAATGACACGATGCGCGGAAAGGTGACGGGGGCAAACTCCGAACTCCTCTACACCTTGTTGACCCGGATGGAAGGCGAAGCCCTCCCGACCCGGACCACCGCAAACGCACATGTCTTTGAAGCGGCGTCTCGTATGCGCCAACTTCTGGATGACTTCTGGCGGTATCTCCGTGATTCCGGTCTGGACGTGGGCTACGCGAGACAGGGCTACCTGCCTCGTGCCTATGACTCTGCCCGGATTGCCGAGAACAGGGAAACCTTTATCCCGGCGGCGACGGAAGTCTATCGCTTGATGCTGGCACCCCAGCTCGAAGAGGCAGAGGCCAAGCTGGAAGCGGCGAAGAATGAGAAGGACGGAGACATTAAGAACCCGGGACTCGAAGCCGAACGTAAGCGCACCCAAGCCTCTCGTATCAAAAAGCTGGAAAACGAAATCGAGAATCTGAAGGAACAACCTCCATTCCTCGCGGCTCGCTGGTTCGAGACGGCATCGGTCGGAGGAGCTGGGGATGTGGGCACCATCGGACTCGGGACTTCCCCCACCGATTTTATGAAGGGGAGAAAACTACCTCCTGAAGCCGACCGACTGTTGGCTCCGTTCAAGGAAACCGACCCCGGTGTCTTGGCTCTTAATATGTTCGTTCATTCGCCGAGGAAAGCCGAAGCCCATCGCCGTTTCGGTGAAGGCGGTCAGCTCCTCGACACCCTCTACCGCCAAATGTTGGCGGAAGGGGTTCACCATTCCGACATTGCCCATGTGAAGGGCCTCGTGAATATCGTCCTGAACAACGGCCGGAAGGACAGCGACTTCAGCGCGGTGGCCAAGGGCGTCTCACTCTTCACGGCCTTTTCGTCCATGGTCTTGATGCCCCGCGTGGTCTTCGCCTCTCTGGCGGAAGGTTTCGTGATTCCAGTCCAGACCGGTCGCTTCGCGGATACCGTGAAAGCCACCGTCAAACAGTTGGCCAGCGCCAAGGACCGGAAGGAACTGGACAACGCGGCGGAGCTTCTGGGAATCCTGACCCATGCCTCTACGGCCGGTGTCATGCAAAACCGCTACGGGTCCGAGATTTCCAGTGGGAGATTGCAGGACGCCATGATGGCGAACTTCTTCAAGATCACCGGTCTTGAGATGGTGGACCATCATTGGCGTCGGGTGGCGCTGGATGTGAGTCAGGGCTATTTCCGCCAGCTCACCCGCGATGCCATTTCGTCGGGCAATAGCGCCAACAAACAGGAATCCCTCTCCCTCCTTGCGGAGCTTGGGGTTAAGCCCGAACAGATTGCCCCCATAACGAAATGGCTAGACAGTCTGGCGGGCACCTTCCCGACGCAAGCGGAAATGGAATCCGCACCGGTCATCCCGGGTGCATCGAAACTTCTGGCCGCGGATGTCTATGTCCGCGTCATGGGTCGCATGGTTCGCCGTGCTATTCAGGACCCTCTGGCGACCGACAAACCGGCGCTGGCCCATACGACCAGTGGCAAGTTGGCCTTCGGTCTTCTGGCCTTTTCCGCCGCCTTTGGCCGAAACGTCACGGGTCGAATCCCGGGGCGGGTCGCCATGTCCTATGACGCCGGACGCAAGGCGGGGATGAATCCCGCCTTCGCGGCCTTCCGGGCATCGGGAACGATTGGGGTCATCGCAAGCGCGATGGTTCTTTTGGGCGGGGCCCAGCTCATCGCCGGAGCCTTACGTGATGCGGTGAATGGACGTGAACCTTGGGACGACCCGAACTATCAGGACCCGAGCTGGCTGGCTATTACCGCCCTTCAGCGAGCTGGAACCTTCGGTCTTCTGGACCCGGCCATCAATACGGTCACTTCCGCCCGATACGGTGCCAGCGCAGGGAAGCTCCTCTTGGGGCCGCACGTTGGAAACCTTGTGGATTTGGCGGACAGCTACTTGAAGCTCTACGGCCGGAACACCGAAAAGACTTCCACCGCAGAACACAACGCCGTGACCCGAAGCTACAAGTTCTTCGTCGGCGGGTTACTGAACGCTCTCCTGTCTGCGACATGGGCGGGGCGTATGGCTCCGGGCGTTGCGGCTTGGGTCGTGATGCAGGGGGCGGATTCAGGTTACTCGGCAAAGGCGGTTGCGGATGCCATCGCCGGTCCCAAGCCGGTGAAGGGGGAAGGGGTCTCGACCAGACCCGCAGGAAGAGGTGGCCGCTAAACCGGCCACAAGTTAAACGCCAAAAAGGGGGAGGAACCAATGGCAAAGCGAATTGATAGAGAAGCCCTTCGAGAAAAGCTGATTGATGCGGCAGAGAAAATGCTGGATGACCCGGATACCCCCGCAACGGCCAGACTGGCCGCGATGCGAATGGTCTCCGAGTTGGCGGGGCTACTGACGGTGAGGGGAAGAGGGGATGAAATCGATGATGCCCCCGAGGATTTGGGGGACTTGGTGACGGCCGACATCAGCGGTCTGGCAAACCACATTGACGACATCAAAAAGAAGATTGCGGCACTTGAGGTGTCTGAATGACCACGAAGGCGCAAGCTATTGCGGAGCTGAAGGAAGAGTTGAGGCGGGCGGAAGCCGCTTTGATTCAGAGACAGAACGCGGCACTGGCCCTCAAGGCCCGAGACAATTTCCTCGTCTTCTGCCAGTTAATGCGGCCGGACTTTGACTACCCTGACGACTTCTCGAAGACGACTTTTGAAATCGCCCCGCATCACGAGATGATTGGAAAGACGCTCCAAAAGGTTGAGACAGGGGCGTGGAAAAAGGTCATGTTGTCGATGCCGCCGCGTAGCGGTAAGACCGAACTGGCTATTCGACTCTATGTCGCGTGGCTCTTCGGGAGGAACCCGCTCGAACAAATCATCATCGCCAGCTACGGCCAAGACCTGTCCCGGGACCACAGCTCCGACATCCGGGCGATTATGTCTTCGGAACGATACAAGGTCGTTTTCCCGCAGACTTTCCTCGACCCGAAT